ATGGACGGGACAAACCTCTTCAAGCTTTACAACGTCTTTTAAGTTCTCAAATGGGTTCTTTTTCATGTTTTAACCTCACTTTCTAAAATGGTAAATCGTCTGGGATAGTGCTTTCTATATCACTTTTAGCAGGTTGTTGTTTAGACTCATGGAACTTCCTATCCTCTTCTTCAGCTTGTACAAGCGTTGTAATGCCGTTTTGTCTCCAATTTCTTAGAATAGAATTTACATAACCAAAAGAACGCTTAGCATTGCCAGAAGCTTTATCAATAGCACGCTTTAATAACTCAGGTTCGAAGTTATCTAGTTTGATATAGTCCGCTAGTTGTTCAGCTTGATTAGGGGATAAGACACCAATTTCTTGTTGGTAGTAAGAATAAATTTCAGAAAAATCAGCAGTAGCATTATTCTTATTCTGATTCTTACTCTTACTCTTATGTTCTATCTCTTTCTCTATCTCTGGTGGTCGTTTGTCGGACATTTGTCCAGACATTTGTCCGATTAGTTTATTTTGAGCTCTTTCAGCTCTCTTCCTGTCGCCTTCTGTGCTTGATTTACCAACAAAATTTTGAATATTAGACATGTAGATAGCTCCATTGTCTAAAAACTCAATTAATTTTAACTGCTGAAAAATTTGGATAGCTTTTTCGATTGTTCCAATCTGGTGACGTGTAATCGTCGCAAGCATTTGTGTGTTGTACGGAATCAAATTATTAAACATTAGCAAGCCATCATTTTTTAAGCTTCTGAGATAAAGTTTTAGTAGAATGTTGCTATAAAGATAACCGTCTGGCATGCTTTCCAAAATAATAGCTTCATCACTTTCAAAAAAATTCTCTTTTAGTTTTAAGTAGTAATATTTCTTATTATCTGCCAATTATTTCTCCTTTCTAGCGTACAGTTAAGAAATTAATCACGTCTGACACTCTAAAATATTGCTTCTTGCTACTCTCAAAGGGTGGTTGATAGACTTTTAATCCCAACTTAACCCAATTTGTAAGAGTTGCTCCTGTTATATCTAGTTCTTCTTTCAGCTCTTTAGAACTTATTAAGCCCGTCTGTTTCTGAAGCCGTTTTTCTAGCTCTAACTTCTTATCAGTTACTACGTCTATACGGTCTAACAAACCTTGCTCAAACTCGGGTGAAAATGTTCCCATATTACACCCCCTCTAGAAGCTCTTTAATAAGCTCTATATAGATAGCTGGGTCAGCGTTCACCAAAATAGTAAGACGCTTTTGTTCATCTTGAAGCTGATTATAAAAAGCCTTTGTACCGTCCATTAGTTCCGCTTTATTAGCAGGGATAAAATATCCTCGGTTACTACCACTTCTTACCCCCACAATAGGAACACCGTATTTTGTAATTAGTCGGCTAATAATCTTCTGTACAAGCCTTTTATCAAGCCCCGAGATACTAGCGATTTCAGCGCCTGTTATAGCATTCTCCGCTCCTGTTTTGATAAGACTTAGTACACGTTTATCATCTTTAGGTAAAGTTTGTAACGTCATAGTTTAACCTCTCTTTTTGCCATATTTTCTATTTGCTTGGATTTTACGTTTTTGGCGTTCCCCCTCAATTCGTATTAATCCCATTGACCCTTTATGTACTTTCTCTAATAATGCTTGTTCAAATTCTTTTGTGAATGTCATCATATTTTTATTCCTCTCTTTAGTTATAATATCGTCCCTGTGATTGAATATAAGCCCCGTATCGCTCTTTAACATGATTATCGGGTGTTTTATCATTTTCTTCTTTAACGTCCTCTACGGGCTTAATATGGAGCAATAAAAGCAATGCTATAATCAATACCACCATAAGTACTAACTGAGCCCAGATTGGTAAATTAATTTCTTGGTAAATCATGTTATTTTCCTTTCTTGCTTATTTTTTTAATACATTCCATATCAGAAAGCGCCATATCTAAAAAACAAACAGGATTTTCAAAAGCCACTCCCTCTTTATAACCTTGTTGTAAAAGCAATAACTTAGCTTTTTCAATTCTGTTGTATAACCCATAGAAGTTGTAATCAATTGCGCTAACATCTTTGTACTTTAATGGTACAATATCGCTATGTAAGTGATTGATAACAATGTCTGCTAAAAACTCTAATTTAAAAGCTGTCCCTGTGTTATAACTTGCAACCTCTTCTATTACGTTTTCGAATTCTTCTCTTAATATTTCTTTTATGGGGTCAAATTCTTTATTATCCAAATTAAATTTTGTTAGCTGTTCAAGATTTTCTTGTTTCATTTTATTTTCTCCTTGTCGCCTTTTAATGCTGTTTTCTTGTACCTATTTTTCTTTTTACTACATACCAATTATTTTGTAGTTTTAAGAGTTCCCGCTCTCCGTATGGACACAATAGCCCGAATTTGTTATAATTCAAGCATAAAAAACTTTGCTAAAACCCTTTTAATAATAGCTTGCCTGCTTTATTAATTTTGTTTTAGTTTCATTTTCTAAAAGGCTTGTAGTCGCCAAACTTCATAAGCCTTTTTTTGTGGGGTCATTTCTAATGACCTCATTTTTTAGTAGTCTTCTACTAGCCAATTCATGACACTTTCATAAATACGTTTTGGGGCGTCATAATTACCAGCTTCAATCAGTCTTAGTGTTCGTGGTGTTACATTTAATTTTTTAGCTGTAGCGCCTTTAGTTAAATCTAAACGCCCACGTTTAGAGCGTACTTTCTCAGCATGTTCAACTGTAATAAGCATATTTTCTCCTTTCTAAAGGTGTCTAACAAAACAGACATTTTTGTCTGCTTACAAAAAGAATTATAGCACTTTTTTGTCTGTTTGCAAGTAAAAAATAAAAAAAACAGTCTTTTTTGTCTGTTTTTTGCTTCTCTATGATATAATTTTGTCAGAAGGTATAATATATGAATAGATTAAAAGAAATCAGAAAAAAAAGCGGAGCTTCTCAAAAAGACTTAGCTTATTTATTAAACGTTAGTGAAAAAACAATTTCACGTTGGGAAAATAACGAAACCCAAATTAAACCGGACAAAGCTCAACAATTAGCAATATACTTTAATGTTCCAGTAGAATATCTCTTAGGCTATGTAGATATTTCAAAAGAATGGCTTGATATATTTCAACAAATAGGCTTTCCTCAAAAAATAATGTCACCGCTAGAATTAGAAGCTCTTCAAAAAGGGTTAGAAATAGATATCCCACAAAATACTTTAAGTGATGATGATATTAAAAAATTACCACCCGAGGAAAGAAAAAAATACATTAGTGATTATATAGACGACTTAAGTGACGCTTTATCCAACTTAGCAGACTTTGCCTCTACAACGGCAAGCCTATCCGCTGACCAAATCAGTAAGATAAGCGATACTTTAATACAAGCATTAGCCAAATTAAATAATATAAAAAATAAAAACAAAGACTAACCCAAACAATCACCTATACAAAATCAAAAATAAGCTGTTTTTTCGATTTTCATACAGTAAACTTCTATGATTTTTAATTCATTTTTCAAGAAAATCTATAATAAGGAGATTGTAGTATTTTGTAGTACTCATATGCTCACAAATACAACCACAACAACAGTTATAAGTTCTTAGGACTTGAAAAAACCTGATATATTTCAGCTATAGAAATGCTAAAAATTACTAAATTCGATTATATATAGCTTTTGTTCCAACATTTTCCAACAATTCATATAAACCTAGAACCTTTTTAATAATAGCTTGCCTGCTGATGGAAAGGTTTATACATGAATATCAAAGAAGTTAAAAAGAAAAACGGAACTATTGTCTATCGTGCTAACGTTTACCTTGGAACAGATAGACTAACAGGAAAGAAAGCACGTAAAAACATTACTGCTTCTACCAAAAAGGCTGTTAAAACCAAAGCCCGTGAGGCAGTTAATGAATTTATCAATAACGGTTATACAACTAAAGCTAAAGCTACAGTCAAAACATATAAGGAACTTGCTTCGCTTTGGTGGGATAGCTACAAAAATACAGTTAAACCAAATACCCAACAAGCGATGAAAGGACTGTTAAAGGTTCATATATTGCCCGTATTCGGTGATTATAAGCTTGATAAGCTAACAACACCTATTATTCAACAACAAGTAAACAAATGGGCTGACAAGGCAAATAAAGGCGTAAAAGGAGCATACGCAAACTATAACTTACTTCACAATGTAAATAGCCGTATACTTAAGTATGGGGTTGCTATGCAACTAATACAGCACAATCCCGCTACTGACGTTATTGTTCCCCGTAAAAAACAAAAAGAACAAAGTAAAATTAAGTTCTTAGATAGACAAGAATTAAAACAATTCTTAGGTTACCTAGATACTTTAGACCAATCAATTTATGAAAACCTATTTGACTTTGTTTTATATACGTTCTTACTTGCTACTGGGGTGCGTATCAGCGAGGCTTTAGCCCTTGAATGGTCTGATATTGACTTAGAAAAGGGTATAGTCAGCATTAATAAGACACTTAACCGATATCAAGAAGTAAATCCCCCTAAATCTAAGGCGGGTTATAGGGATATCTCAATTGATAAGGCAACTATACTCATGCTTAAACAATATAAAAACCGACAACAAGTTAAAGCGTGGGAACTTGGTCGGTCTGAAACGGTTGTATTCTCTGTTTTTACAGAAAAATATGCTTATGCTTGCAATCTAAGAAGAAGACTAGATAAGCACTTTAAAAACGCTGGTGTAACTAATGTATCTTTCCATGGTTTACGCCATACACACGCTACTATCATGCTTTACGCTGGTATTCAGCCAAAAGACTTACAGCACCGCCTAGGTCATAGTGATATCTCAATGACACTTAATACATATGTTCACGCAACTAAAGAAGGAGCTCAAAAATCAGCTTCAATATTTGAAAATGCTATTAATAGTTTATAAGGGTATGACACTTTAGGGTCACCCTTTTACTATACAAAAAAATTGCAAAGGGTAACAAAAAGGGTAACAAAATCAAAAAAAGCACCCTAGGGGACAGCCTAGAATGCTTTCATATCAAGGGTTTACACCCTCTTAGTCAGTAAACTGA